TTTTGCCGCCTCTGTTTTACTTCTTGCCAATTAAATCCCGCCTTAAAGGTCGGTTGCTTGAGCAAGCATTTCTTTGAGTTCGTCTTTTGTAACCTTGACAGGTTCGGCAATAAGCATAACATCAAGTTCAAGAGTATCATCAGCGTAAGCCTTTGCATCATTGGCACTAATACCAACTAAAATATCACTAACAACCACATAGCCCTCGGGATGAAGGTCGGGTGTGCCTAATTCATAATACTCAACTTGAGTAGAAACTGGGGTGTCAAAACCTGTTGGCTTAGATACAAAAGTAGTTAATTCAGCATTAAAGAAAAGGTTGGGGGAACCAATTCCTGTATCTACCGCCGATTCGTATGCGGTAGTAGTTCCAATAATCTTCATATTGCCAAAAGCGACATTTCCTTCGGTTATTAAATTGGCAATTAAATTTTGATTGAATACGCCTGTATTCCCAGCATCGGGGTTTCTAATTTGAATCCTCATTTCCTTGATGGATAATCCTTGATTATTCACCACTGAAACATAATCGCTTAAATCAACTCTACCATAAACAACGGCCAAGTCGCCTTGACTGTCTAAAGTAAATTGAAGTCGGTCTCTTAATATTAGGTCGTTTTTTCCTCTCGCCATAATATTAGGAGAATAGATATATTAAATAAATATAATTATCTTTTAGAGGTCGAAAGGGTTAATTTTCAATAAATAAACCTCAATTCTATGGGATAACCTAACTAACTACTATATACTACTTCTTTCCTACCTTCAAATGACTACTACTAATTTAACTTACTACTAACTACTACTAATAATAAATCTAATAATTCTATACTACTATATACTTCATAGCCCTAGGAGATTTATGGGTCGGAAAAAAATACCTAATTCAGCGAGGAGACAAATAATAACAGTGTCTTTGAAACCTGTGACAATAAATAAGATTGAAGAGGCAATCCCCAAAAGATTGAATCGTTCAAAATGGATTGAACAAGCCATTGATTTGAAGTTAGATGCCATCGAGTTTGAGAATCCCCAAAGATTCGCAAATAAGAGGCTCTTGGCTATGATTCATGGCCGTTTAACGACATGTTTGAATGGTGGGCAACCAATCGAGATAACCGATTGGAATATGGATGCCGACATGACATTTCTTTTAGAGCAAATATCAATACTTCATAATCAATATTTGGAGATGAAGAAATGAGTAATATTCCTATGTTTCCACATTTGAATAGAGTTACCAAAGAAATGATGTCCGTTGTAAAAGGTTCCCGAAAAAGATTGAGAATCAAGGCAATTATTCTTGAGATTCTAAGCGATGGAGATACTCTAACTACGCATGAAATGTATCACACCATCAAAGACGAGTGGATATGCAATAACTTGCCACCCATCAGCACTATTGGCACTCTCTGTAAGTCAATGCCTCAAGTCGAAGGATTGGGAAGAGTAAAACCTTGTGAGGCTCATATGCAAATCTATGGATATAAGCCTGTACAAACTTGGGCACTTCGCTCAATTAAATAAATAAAATAAATAAATAAATGAGAAGGGAAGAGGGTCGGAATCCCTCCCCTTCTCTCAAATCAAATTTGCTAATTGTGGGAATTGTAAAATCACGATTGCATAAAGTAACTTTTCACACCATGCAATTTTAAGATTTTGTTCTTTGTCTATTTGTTTCATTTACATCACTTTTTCCGGTTATCGGGGTCAGCTCCCCTGGATTTGTTCGATTTTTTACCTTAAAAGGTCAAAGTATTACCGTTATCCGCATACTTTGTTGGCGGCCATTGGTCTCTAACCGCACCCGATTCGACACCCTTGAATAATTCCAATCGAACCCATGAAGGAATAGCACCATCGGCCGTGATTGCCGTACCAAATGCATCTAAGTTAGGTTGCATTTGTCTTGCATCTTGGGCCATTCTTCGAAGTCGGGCGGTTGTGTTAGTATTTTGAGGCTCTTGGGAATCAGTTCGACTAAAGAAGTTAGCCAAACTTTGACCCGATATCATCAATTCTGGTCGAACTCCGCCATATTTCCACATAGGGAAAGCCTGTCCTACATTTCTTGAAGGTGGGATTGAACGGCCATTAGACATAACGGCGGCCACTTGAGCAATATGGTCCTCACGAATTACACCCATTCCATAAGTTACCAATGAGGCTTTTTTGGCTTCGATTGCACAATAAACACCTATCGCAATATTATCAATTTTTGTGTCGGCTTCTCCATGAATAAACAAAGTCAAGTATAATTTAGGCATATACCAAGTAAAGGTTGGTCGTGCTGAAATAAAACGGTTAGGAAATGACAATCTATCAGCAATAGAAATATTAGAAAAGTATTCTTTGAATAATATATTTTCATTAGATATAGATGGACTTCTTGAAGTAAAGCCGGCAATAGGCATATCAGTGTAAATTACTGGAGTAGGAGTAACTAACAATTCCATCAAGTAAGTATCACCACTAAACTTAGGGAGTGGGTTGTCTTGGAATGCATCACATTGAAGCATTTTATGAGACATGTTCTCCTTTAGATTGATTACCTTTTGAACAATCGCAAAGCCTTTACTATCAAGAGTTACTGATGGTAATTCTATTGATTCCCTTATTTCATGTATAGGCATTATTTTTTCCCCCTTGTTTTCATTGAGATTCTTGCTAATTTATGAGCACCTTGAACGGCTCTTTTGTAACCGTTCTTTTTCCAAGCACCCGATTTAGTTTTGAAACTTGATTGTATGTCTCTAAATGCCCTTGAATATGCTTGATTATACTTGGTCGGTTTCCTTGTTCTCTTAGGCTTGTCAGTGGCACTCACGGCCTCGACAGACATGTTTTGAGACATGTCCGCCACATTGCCCCCAGTAGGAACTAAAGTTTCACCGGCTTTGATATAGATTTGAACTGATGGCGCCATTCCTTGATATATCATAGGTAACTCAAACGCTGGAACCGCTATCATATCTATTGGAAACACCGTTTTAGTATCGCCAATAATAAGCCCAGTAAGAGCACCTACGCCAGCCCCAATAGAAAAACCAACAGGCCCACCAACCGCACCGATAGCACTACCTAAACCCGCCAAAGCACCGGCGGTTTCTACCTTTGATTTTGCCGCCTCTGTTTTACTTCTTGCCAATTAAATCCCGCCTTAAAGGTCGGTTGCTTGAGCAAGCATTTCTTTGAGTTCGTCTTTTGTAACCTTGACAGGTTCGGCAATAAGCATAACATCAAGTTCAAGAGTATCATC